TAGCACCAGATGTGATGAAACTTACTGAAACAGTTGAAAGATCGCCAACAGTCGAGGATAAACTTGTTCCTGTTACAATTCCAGAAAAACTTACTTTCTTAGTACCAGAGGTGTCTAAAAATAGTTCAAACTGTGCATCACCAGCATCTTCTGTTGTCAAAACATCTGCTAGTAAGTTTGCAGTTTCATCACCACTAGCTGCTGTATATAAAAAATCAACAGTACCAGAACCAGAAATTAAACTACCAACAAAACTTCTTGATGTAGCACCATGAGCAGTTACATCTAAAGTATCTTTTGTAGTATCTAAAGTCCAACCTGTAGTTGAAACTACTGCCTCAGTAGTACCAGAAGTGTTCTTAAAGTTAACAGAACCTTCCTCACCACGAAAAAATGCCATGATCTAAAAAGAAAAAAGAGTATTTATAAATAGTTTAACTTGTAGTTGACTTTTTTACAGTACCTTTCTTGTTATTTCTCATATATTGTTCACATCTTGGATCCCAAAGTGCGGGATTTCGTTTTCCTTTTACTTTTTCGATGATGTCGAGCATCTCATCTGTGATTTCAGTCATTTTTTGCTCCTTTTGGTAGATTTTTTACGTCTATGTTGATACTTTATCTTAGCACTACCAGTTTTTTCACGTTTAAACCTAGCTTTTTCACTAGCTGTCATTTCTCCTACTGTCTTAGGTGTCTTACTTGATACACGTTTACTAGGTCTACAGGCTGGATAACCTCGTTTTTCGCCCTTAGAACGACCACAAGGTTTGCCAGTTTTTACATCAACCCAGTTTTCTTTGAACCAACGGGTAAGACCACCACTACTTCTTGCCACGTTTACTCTCCGTGCGATAAGTTCCTCCACGTTTTTTATACTCTCGTACAAGCCACGCATTAGCATAAGCAGAAGGATAAACCTTGAATTTACGTTTAGCCTCTGACTTTACCCTAGAGTATAACGCTTTATTTACAGGAACATTCGCCACGCTTCTTACCTCCCTTCTTTTTCTTCTTCTTTTTCTTAGTCGTAGAATGATACATGATAAGAATTAGGTAGTTCTTAATATATTCTAAACGAAGTTTGCCCTAGTGTCTCTGGTTTTGCAAGGTTAAATTGCTGTAAACAAAGATAACCAAAAGCATCAAAAGCATGATCAACTCCCAAATTTTTGTTTGGCATACCCGTATTTGGTGCGTAAGTTAACGTCCGAAGGGATTTTATCAACTCTTTACACCTCGGATGGATAAATGTTCTTCGATCACCTGCTGCATCAAATAATGCCGTATTTACAGCCGTAATTTTATCCCGAATCTTCCAAGGAGCCTTCGGACTAGACACAGTAAAACCACTTCTTCGTAAAATTGTATGATCAGTGAGTCCAACACCACTTGTTTTGCGGGCACCGCCCGTAGGGTCAGGACAAGTGATAATTCTTCGATCAACACCATACCTATTTACCACTTCTTCAGCAAAATCCCATGTAGTAGCACCTCCTCGTAGGATAATTTCGTCAAAAACATACAAATTTTCGTTACTTTTGACCGCACATATGCCACAAAGAGGGTCTACGTTGAAATCTACCCCCATATACAGTGGCAACATATGTAAATCTTGCGCCTCAGCCGAAATATTATCGTCATCGAAGCTGATCGCCACCAATCCCGTAAGATTTTCAAAGCTCGCTTCAAATTCCTGACGAAATGTACGATTATCCAACTGACCCCTGGCTGCTTCAACCTCTTCTTTCGGAACATTACCCCCCTCAATCGTAGTAAAACTCCATCTCTTCCAATCACCACTCTCATCTTCGGGGACATAACACCATAAATCGTAAAACCAACTGGCCGTACCATCTGGTGTAGAAATAAATAATGCCCACCCCTGCTTATCAGCTAACGCAGGTCTTATAACCTCAGACCATACCTCTCTGTCCATAAATGCAGCTTCATCAAGAACTACGCCACTTAAACTACGGCCTCTCAATGCCATAGCATTTTCAGTCCCCTTTAACTCAATAGTTGATTCATTTACTAATTCAATCTTTAAATCTGTCTCATTCTTAGACTTGATCCATTGCTTTGGCACTAACTTCTTCAATGTTTTCCATGCAATATCCTTTGCCATTCGATAGGTAGGTGCACAATAAAAATATGTTTCCCCAGGTTTTGCAATAGCACCCTTTAACAACTCAACACAGCTTAAATAACTTTTACCAAATCTTCTTCCAGCTACTAATACCCTAAATCTTTCTTTCGCACTAAACACCTCCCCCTGTGCCCAACGTAAACTTAACGGTTCTGCTACTGCCATATAAAAATAATAACCACATTTACTATAACAGCAACTTATTTCGTGTTGTATCAGCAGGTTCCTAGCCCCAGGGGTTATAAAAAAATTTTTTGCAACTACACCCCTATGTTAAGTTTTGTTACAAATAGAAGATATTGCTGTTATATATAGAAGAGTGTGCTATAATATAGGTGTAGGCGAAAGCTTACGAACCTTGAAAACTTAATTAATTTTTCAGCTATGAAACCAACTGCAAGATACACCTTTTCAGGTGTCGAGTCTCTCAGCTTCACATCACATGATGTCAGCGTCAGATTCCAAGATGGCGACTCTCTAACCGTTGACTTCTCACGAGGTCAGGACGGCTTGAAGATGATCCACGAGGAGTGCAGAGACTTTCTTAAATGGTACGGCAAGCGAGACATGAACCAACTCAAGAAAACCTACAAGGCTCTTGAAGAGATCATCAAAGCTGAAGAGGTCGAAGCATGACCATTGTTTACAATCGTCCCAAGTGTTACGGCACGGAATGGGACGCTTACGTAGATGACGAAGCCAACGCTAGAGGTATTGATCCAAAGGATCAGCAAGCCCTCGAGGATCTCGAAGAGGAACTCGAAGCCAAGGCTCAAGACTACTTCGACCAAGCTCAATACGAAGCCAATGAGCAATTTGATCTTTGACTCCTACATGGAGACAAGGCTTGAGGAAATTGAGGAGGAGCTCTACAAAGAGTCTCCCCTCACTCCTAACCTTAGACAACGAGCTTATGAGCTCTTATTAATTGAACTTTATTCTTAATCGCTATGAAATTTCAAATAGCTTATTTAAGCTTTATGACAGTTTTATTATTCTTTCTTGGAACATGGGCGAGCCATCAAAAGCCCGCATCTTTCGACTACTCAACAATTAGTTGGGAGGAGACAAGACCATGACCTACAACGGTTGGACTAACTACGAGACTTGGAATGTAGCTCTTTGGATGGATAATGACTATTCATCCTACCAATTAGCTAGGAGTTGCAAAACTTACTCGGAGTACCGCAAAGCAAAAAACTTACAAGGCGAACCACTCACGGGAGACTATGTAAGCCTCTTTGATGACAACCTAAACATTAAAGAGCTGGACGAAAAAATCCAGGAGTACCACCAGGGCCACTCGCCCTACACCGAATACAAAGCGGGAGCATAAGCTCCCCTTTTTTTGCCTGGAAACACCAGGACAAGACCAGGTAACTACCAGGTAAGCTTCAAAACTGAATGCAAAAATCAAGGCTTATAAACTGAATGTCAAAAACTGAATGCGATTTTCAGCTGGGTTTGTCAACTGAATGTAAAAACTGAATGCAAAAATTGAATGTCATTCCTTGCTTTCAATTTGAATGTTTAAGCTCGGAGGCATATTCACATTTACTGCTTCTTGAGTCTCTCCGTTTGCTCGACCTAGCGAATCTAAAATCATATGTGCAGTTTGCAGTTGGCCTTTTTTCAAAGCCGCATTAAACAGTCTTTGTCTCATACTATGCAAACGAGAGAGTATATCGGCTCTATCTCGTTCCAAATCTTGTGAGTTCCATTCGGTTACTCTTTTCCAATCACTCCATGCTGTTTTTTCAGCGATACCCTCTCTTTGTGCGTGCTGTAAAACTAACTGACGAGTAGATAAACCGTCTAATTGTTTTGTGTAAAGGCGTTGGCAACGTTGTTCAATATGAGTTTTTGGATTGCGTTTGCCATAAATATTTTTTATTCTTTCTAAGTCTTTTTCTGACATTTCCAATAAAAAAGAGGTATTAAATTAATAATACCTCGTAAGTCTAGTTATGTGAAAAGAAATTAAGAAATAGGTTGAAATC